CGACCGCCGGAGCGGAACTCGTTATCGATTACGCGCAGCATCATGTCGCGCGCCTGCGAGCCCACCTGCTGGCCCTGCTCGCGCGCATCGGCGTCGCTCATCCCCGGTTTGGCCTCGACAGTCACCGGCATATTCAGCGTGACGTTGGGCGCGCTGTTCGTGTTATCGCCGGTTTTCTCGCGCTGCAGATACTGTTTCAGATCCACGTTGGTACGCCGGTCGACCACGCGCTCGCCGCGCTCGAGGTTCCAGGTGCCTGTGTTCGGCACGCTGTCGATACCGTCGTGGGCCTGGCCGGAAAGGGAAACGCTCTGGATATTGCCGACGATGCTCGCTGTGGATGCGGCAACGGTCGCCATAGCGCCCAGGTTGGCAGGGAACGGAAGGTTCGCTGCCTTGGCGATGGCGCCCTGAATCTGCACGATGCTGTCGGCGATCGCGAACCCCTTGGATGCCGCGAACATCACCTTATAGATGCCCGACTGCTCGCCAGCGAACTGGCCGGTTAGGCTGGTCAGCTCGCCGAACAGGTTGGCGTAGCCTTGGCGTTGCGCGCTCTGCTCTTGTTCCTGGTATTGAGTCATACGCTGCTGGTGCGCCTTGTCCAGCGCTTCGATCGCGGCATCGGCCGTGGCTTTGTCTTCCTCGTGCGTGCGCGCGTATTCAAGGAACGATTCGCGCCGGCGTTCGTAAGCCTGCTGGTATTCGCCGCGTTCATCGCCCAGGCGCTGCGCCTCACCGAACGCGCCGTTATATTCAGGGTCCAGCCCCTGCATGCCGGGCAGTCCGGCGGTCGCGGACTCGCCTGCGATCTGTGCGGCGCGACGCTGGCCGAATTCCTGCATGCCTTCGGGCAGGTCGCTCACGGACTGGCGCAGCTGGCTGGCTTGCTGCAGTTTCTGCCATTCCGGAAACAGCGATTGCACCGCCGTGCGCTGTGCTTCGAGCGCGTCGATCTCGCGCGCCATGTTCGTCAGATTGCGTTCGCGCGCGGCGTCCAGCCCCTGCAGCCCGCCCTGTTCGATCTGATACCGGATATCGGCGGCCTGGCCGGTCTCTCCACTGAGCGCGATCTGGCGGCGCAGCGTGGCCGCAACGCCGTCGTACTGATCGGTCAACCTGGCGGCTGCTTTCTGTTGCGCGCCGAGCGCGCCCGCTGCGCCGAGGCTTGCGTTGTTCAGCCGGTCGATCTGATCGTTGACAGACGACAGTGAGCGCCGGTATGCGCCCGCGTTATCGGGATCGTCTGCAATAGCTTTCTGCAGCTTGGTGCGGTCTTCGCGCAGCTGCACAAGCTTTCGATGCTGCTTGTCGTATTCGTCGGTCAGGCTCGCGTAGGGGTCGGGTTTCACGTCGATCGGCGCCAGCGAGCCGCCGGCCGTGTCCTGGCCGACCGACGCCATCTCGCCCGCGATCTCGGCGCGGCGCGCTTTGAGCTTGGTCACGTAACGATCGATATCGCTGTCGTCGATAAAGGTGTCGAACTCGCCGGCGAAGCTGAACAAGCCAGCTCGCGACATGGTCGACGATCCGCGCAGCGATTCCAGGCGCTGCAGCTTGGCGCCGATATCATCGAGTTCGTTCGAGTAGCCAGCCAGGTGCGCGGCCGCTGTGCCGATCTGATTGCCGAATGTCACGAACTCGCGCGTACCCTCGGCGAGGAACCCGGCTGTCCTGGCGAACGCCGATGCCAGCGTGGACAGGTTCTGCTGAAAGCCGGAATCGCCGACGATATCGCGCAGATAGCCCATATCATCGATGGCGCTGGTCATGGCCGGCGCGACGGCGATCGCGATATCGTTGCCGAGCCCGCGCATGGCCCCGGAGAAGCGCGCGGTCGCGCGGTTGGCAGCGAGCAGACGATTCACGTCGTCGTCGCTAAGCGCGATGCCGAAGTCTTTCGCTTCCTGGTTGTACTCGCGCAGCAGCTTGGCGTTATCGCGCATGAGCGGCAGCAGGCGCGTCGCGTCGTCGGCGATCGACTCCATGACCGTGACTTGCTGCGCCTTGGGCAGATCCTTGATCGCGCCACTGATCGCGACCAGTTGATCGACCGGCCCGGATTTCAGCAGTTCTTCGGCGGACAAGCCGATGCGGTCGAGCACGTCGGCCATCTCGCCGCCGCCGGTCAGACTGGCGTCGCCGAGCTTGTCGCTCACGTCCTTGATGATATCGCCGGCCTTGTCGGCGCCGATGCCGGCCTGTTCGGCCGCATATTGGAACGCCTGAAATTCGCCGGTCGATACGCCGAGCGCTCTGGCCAGCGAGTCGGTATCGCGCACGGCCGCAGCCTGGCGCGCCGTGAGTGCCACTATGCCGACAACGGCCACGCCGAGCGCGGCCGAATAGCGACGGGCGTTACGCCGGACGTGGCTGAACGCCGACGCCATCTTGGCCGCACTGCGAGTATTGCGCTTTTGCTGGCGATCTAGTGTTTTCAGCTGGCTGTCAGTCGCCTTGATCGCCTTGACGCCGCCCTTGGCGTCGCCGGTGATGATGATCCCAGTCTTAAATTTCTTGGCCATGGTTACGAACTCCGGGCACAAAAAAGCCCGCGTTGTAGCGGGCTCTTTTCGTCAAGTTTGCGGGGTGTCAGTTGACTAACGATAACACGCAGGCGCTGTCAATTAACGATTCAGGGCCTCACGGGCGCCAATCTCGAGGCACTGCACCGCGGCCATGCAGCGCGCCCGATCTGTCACGTCATGCAGGCGCATAACAGCCTCGACGCTGGTGTACTCCAGCCCCTGGTAAACCACGCCGCCCATGCCGGCAATAACGCGCCACTGCGTGCCACAGCCCGCGAACACGTGCCATGCCTGCACGTGCTCGGGCCATATTTCCAAGTCTGTCTCCTGGCGGTCGCTGTCGGTGCCAAACGCCTCGGATGCGCCCTTAAACTGTGAACCCCGGCCACCGCCGGCCCAATGGCGGCCCAGGGCCATCAGTTTTTTTCGGCTTCCTTGTCGCGGCGCGTCTGTAGCCGCATCCAGTGGTCAATCAGCGCTGGCCCAATATCCGGATCGTCGGCCATCTTGTCGATCAGCTGGCCGCTGCATTCGCGGGCCTGGCCGTCGTCGTCGAGCACGCCCTCGACGTCCAGAACTCGATCGCGCAGCAGCTGCGCCGCGCTGATCTCGTCGGCCCCGAAGCGCCGCGCCAGTTCTCGAAACTTGCTGTGCGGCTCCACCTTGTAGGTGACGCGCAGATCACCGACATCGTAGCCGCCGTCTTCGCGCAGCATCTGGATCGGGACGTCGGTGGCGACTTTGGCCACCGGTGCAAAACGAATCGCCATCAGGAAAACTCCAGGGTGAATTCATCGTCACCATCGGCCGGCAGCGCCTTGTGGTTCATGCTGTACTGCACGACGCCGTCCTGATCCGCGATGCTGATCGTCGACAGCTGGGCGGTCGGCTCGGAGAGCGTGACGATATTGCCCGGCGTGGCGCCGTGCACAACCTCGATCGCCCCGGTCGTTGTGCCCTCGTGGGACTCCACCGCCTTGAAATAATCCTGAGTCGCCAGATCGGGGGCGTCGACCTGCACGCTGCCGTTGGCGTCACGCTCGGTAATCTTGAAGCTCTCGCAGCCGATCAGGTTGCGGTGGATCGTGGTGTTGTTCTGGTTGAGCTCGTACGACTGGCCGCAGGCATTGAAGCCGTGCACGCTGATCGTCGTGTTGCGCGAATTGACCGGCAGCTCGCCGGCCTGATCGGGCACCTCGCCGGAATAGCTGCCGACCGCCTCGGGTCGGTTGTAGACCCCCATCATCTCGAACTGGACGGTCGGAAACTCGCCGCTTGACAGATTGTAGGTCGGCGTGCCGATGGCGTTGGTAATCTTGTGCAGCTGATCGTCGCCCATCACAAAGTAGATGGTGACGGTTTCGAAATCCGCGCTGACCGGCGCATACGCCACGCTGTTGAGGTCCGCGGTCTCGGACAGGCCGCAGGCACGCAGCAACGGGCCAAAGCTGGGCGCGGTGCCGGCGGTGCCGGAGCCGGCCAACGGCACGGTGATGGTGAGCATGGTATACGGCCCGACGTTGACCTCGGCATTTCCGCCCAGATGGTCGCGGTATCGCTGCTGGGTCTGCGTGTCCCCTTCGTAGGGGCTCAGGCTGAACTCGTTGACCGCCTCGATGCGGTTGGACAGATCGGGCGTTGCGTCCTCGCCGGCCGTGGTCTCGATCTTGACGAGGGCATATTGCTTACGTGTCAGCATCGGGCGTCTCCTTCTTGGCGCCCTTCTTCGGCGCGGTGGTGTCGGTGGCCGTGTCTTTCTTCACGGGCGCGGCCTCGGCTTCGGGTCGGTAGCCGGTGCGCTCGACGAGCACCGGTTTGCCGTTGCGGATGCGATAGCGTCCGCCGGATCGGGTGGCCATGGGTTGCTCCTATGCGTTGGGGTTGTTGTTGCGCAGCCAGGTGTCAACTGACCAGAGCTGGCGGTATTCGACGTACAGGCCGCCGATGGCGCCGTTGAGGCGTTCGCCGCCGCGGGTGGCCATGGGCTCGTGCTGCTCGGTGGGGCACCAGCCGAACAGCGCTTCGCGTATCCGGTGTGCGTCCTCCCGGAACGTTTCGGACGGCACGACCAGGTGCACCGCGTAGACCATCGTCACGCGCTGGCGCGGGCAGGTCGTCTCCGGCTCGCTACCGCCGGCCGGGCCCTCGTGATAAAGGAACACGTAGGCGGCCGGCGTGGTTTCGTACAGGCGCTCCGC